CGGTGTCGACGCCGCGGATCTCCATCGCCAACTCGCTCATCACGCCACCCCCTGTGTCTGTGTGTCGACCACCTGCAGATCGGGCAGTTGCTCACCCACCGTCTGCGCATTGCCGAGCGGCGGCAGATCCTCCAACGCGCGGATCTCGTCCCGCGTCATCCACCCGGTCCCGTCCGCCTTGATCTGCGCCAGGTTGTACGCGTTGTACCGGGTCGTCGTATCCGCCCGCTCCAACCCCGCCGTCGCGATCTTCACCGACGTGCCGGCCGGGAACTCCGCGTCCAGGCACGACTCGATGCGCCGCACCCACGGATTGAGCAAGGTCAGCATCCGGTACTGGATCATCCGCGACTCGACGTTCGCGTAGGTCGACGAGTCGCCGGGCACGTCGAGCATGTAGGACGGCAACCCGAAGATCATCGCGATGTCCCGCAGCGCCCACTGCCGCGCCGAATCCAGCTGCGCATCCAACGGCGACACCGACAGCGGCACGAACTTCGTGGTCGCGTTGAGCACCGCGATCCGCCGCTGCCCGCCGTGCTGCGCCATCCACGCCGCCTGCAGCTCCCGCGCCTCCGCCGGCTGCAGATTCGGCTGCGACGACTCGATATAGCCGGTCGGGATGCCGGACCCATACTGCCCGGCCGCGTACGAACGGGTCGCCAACGCCAGCCCCAGATCCGCCGCATGCTCGACCAACACCCCGGTGCCGTGCCAGTCGTCACGGATCTCCCCGCCCCGCAGGTGGATCACCGACCCGGCCGGCAACGGCCCCTCCTCGTCACCCTTCACCGAGTAGGAGCCGTCCTCGTCGATCCGCACCTGGTCCGGGTGCAGGATCCACAACGGCGGCGCCGGCGCCCCAGCCGAATCCCGCACCGGCGCGTACACGTACCCGTCGCCCCACCACAACGCCGACCGGATCCACGTCGACCAGAACTCCACCCCCGCCAGCCGGGCATCCGGCAACAACCCGGACGAGGCGAGCGACCCGGCCATGGTCGACCGGCCGTCCGGGCGGGTCGCCTGCGGATCGGACAGCCACGACGGCGCCGCCAGGTCCTCCCACTCGCCGCGCAACACCCGCCACGGCAGCCCCGCGATCACGTCGCAGATCAGCGACGTGCACCGGGTCACCGCCGGCAACGTCGACGCCACCCACACGCCGCCCGACCCGCCACCCGCCCCCGGCGGCGGATTCCCCACCGCCATCGACCCGTCCGGCGGCGGCGGAACCCACCACAACCACGGCTGCTCCACCTCCCACCCGTCCGGGCTGTTGCGCAGAATGTCGCGTCCGAACCCCGCAGTGAACACCGACACCGGGATACCGGCCGCCCGCTGCTCGACCGCGGCCTGCCGCCGGGTCCACCGCAGCACCGTCCCTAAACCCATATCCGGCTCCTCTCCACCGGCGCCGGCGCATGCTCATGCGCCCACAGCGCCGCCGTGCCCGCCAGCAACGGCACCCCCGACACCTGACCGGACCGGGCGAACGTCCACGTCTGCCCGTACGTGCGGCGCCGCGCCCCCCGCAACGCCTCATCCAGCGCCGGGTCCGGCCGCACCGCCAACGACCCCGCCGACAACCGGTCGAACACCTGACCCGACGCCGCAGCCATATCCCGCCCGGTGATCCGCACCAGCCGCTCCTCCACCACCGACCCCGCCAGCACCCGATCCGCCGCCACCGCCGCCGCCGGACCCGTCCCGTCATAGCCGACCGCCACCGGATCCCGCCGCCCGGCCAGCTCGAGCAGCAGCAGCGCACACCGCGCCGGCGTACACACCGCCGCCACCTCCACCACCCCGGCCACACACGCCGCGATCACCGCCGTCGACCGGTCATCGGACACGTCGAACCCGAACGCCACCGGCCCCGCCGGCAACGCCGCCCGCCACGTCGCCGCATCCACCACGTCCCCGGTGAACATCGGCGCCGACAGCGTCGGCACCCACTGGTTGAGCCACTGCTGCCGGAACGCCAGTTCCCCGGCATGGTCGGTCACCTTGCTGAACGCCCGCCGGATCGCGGTCTCGCGCCGCGCATCCCAATGTGGCGACGCCGCCCGCCACACTCCCGGGTCGGCGATGTCGACCTCGTCACCCGCCGGCGCGGACCACTCGATCAGCAGCACCGACGCGTCCTCGTCCGGGTCTAGCGCGGCCAGCCCGAGCTGCCGGTAGGTGAGCATCAGATCCGACGTCGACGTGCCCGCCGTCGACACCAGCCACAACTGCGGATCCACCACCTCCGCCATCGTCGGCACCAGCCCGTTGTCCACCACCCCGCGCGGCACCCGCCACGCCTCGTCCACCAACACCAGCGACAGGCTGAACGCCACCCCCGCCCCGTCGTTCGCCGCCTGGATCAGCCACCGCGACCCGTCCGGCAGGGTGATCTGCTGCTCCCCGTTCGTCCACCGCACCGCGCCCCGCCCGTACACCCCGGCCGCCCACCGCGCCGCCGGCCGCCACACCTCCTCCGCGGCGTGCATCTTGTGCGCCAGGTGCAGCACGTCCTGCGGCTCGCCGAGCAGCACGCCCTGGTGCTGCCGCCACCCGCACACCACCCGCTCGAGCACCGACTTCCCGGTCTGCCGCGGCCCGGACTGCACCACGTCGCGCCACACCAACCGGCCGTCCGCGTCATGCTCGAACGCGCGGCACAGCGCGAGCTTCTGCCACCACCGCAGCCGCGGCAGCACCGTCTTGTGCATCCGCGGCCGCCGCTCCGCCCACCGGATGGCGGCAGGCCCGTACGAACCGACCGCGCGCGGATGCGGCCCGGACACGATCCGCGGCACCGACGCCGACGCGGGCATGCGGGGAACCGTGAGCGAACCCGACGCCGGGCGCCTCGACGCATACCGGAACGCATCCGAGGGCATCGCCCGGTCCATCGCGGCTACCACAGCGAACCCCGCTTCTCCCGGCGAAAGGGAGAGAGATCGGACAGAGCGCGGGGTGTCCGCGGCGCGATCGGCTCAGAAAAATCGCGGCGTCTCGCGTTGCCGGCGCGCGCGCCTGCGCTTCGGTTTCCTTCGCACGTCGATGTCGCGTGTCGGTGTTCGGGTCGCGCGTCGCCGTCGCTGCCGCCGGCTGCCCGGTCGGTGCGGTGCCCGAGGTCCCACGGCTGGCCGGGGCGGATGGGGTGGCCGCAGCGCCAGCAGGTGACCAGGTCAGCGGTGACGAGCGGCGTCCAGAGTGCGCGCAGCGCGCGCCATGCGCGGGTGCTGCCGCGGGTGGTGAGCGCGCTGGTCAACGACCGGACCGGTGTCGCGGGTGGGAGGTGACCGAGGCGACGCCGCCGCCGGCGCGGGCGGCGACCTTGCCGCGGACGTGCCGGCTGCTGCCGCTGGTGTTGGCCTGGGCGGCCCGGCTGAGGGCGTTGCGGTGCAGCCCGAGCCGCTGGGTTTCGCTGATGCCGGCGCGTCTGGCCTGCGCCTTGGTCGGCACCGGGTACTTGCGTTGCAACGGGTAGGCGAACGCGGAGTCGGGGAGCGCGTTGCGTTGGCGAGCGGTGAGGGGCATGTCGTCCTCCGGGCATGCTGACGCGGAGCATGCCGTGGGCCCACGACGTTCGTAGGGTAGCGCCGTTGTTGTCGGATGTGGCGGATACCATGCCGCGCCCCGTATACATGCGTAATACGTTCGTACTACAATATTGGTATGCGGATCACGTGCAGCGACGAAGCGGCCGAGCACATGTGGGCGCGACACGAGGTCACGTCGCTGCACGCGTTCGAGGCGGTCACCGATGTGGACGCGGTCGTCCAGTCACCGGACCGGGCCAGCAAGTCCGGGCTCACCGACCGGGTGATCGGCTACTCGCCGACCGGGCTGGTGGTGCTGTGCGTGATCGCGCTGCGGGTCGACGCGGACTACGAGCTGGTGAATGCGTGGCCCGCGAACGCCACGTACCGACGCATCTATCGAGAGGGGGCATGACCATGACGAGCAACATGCGGGATCTGATCGCGGAGGAGATCGAGCAGTCCGAACGGACCCGTGACGCGGAGATCGACCCGGGCACGGTGACGCGGCCGAACCGTGCCGCGGCGCGGCCGTACACGCTGCGGCTGGCACCGGACACGGTCGACGAGCTGGAGCGGCTGGCGAAGGACCTGGACGTGCCGGCGTCGTCGGTGGCGCGCGGGTTCATCCTGCAGGGGCTGGCCGCGCACCGTGGCACGAGCGTGTCGTCGCTGGTGGACAGGCTGGCCGCGGATGTGGCGCAACTGCGGCGGCTGATCTAGCGGGTCGCGCATCAGTTGCGTTCGGTGAGGATGCCGCGGGCGATCGCGGTCATCGATTCGGCCAGGTCGATCGCGTCGTGCGGCTGGAGCACCAGGTGCCAGTCGTCGTCGACCTGGAGCAGGACGGCGACGCGGCCGGCCGGGTCGACGGTGCGGGCGATCTCGACGCGGGTGCCGCGGCGATGCGTGGTCATGGTTGGTCCGCGCTGACGGTTGTCGGGTCGGTGAAGCGGACAGCGATCTCCCACGGTTGCCAGCCGGCGGCGATGCAGCGTTGGATCTCGGCGGACAGTTCGCGTGGCGTGAGCCCGGCGCTGGATGGCGGGTCGAAGTCGCCGCTGCTCGGTCTCGGTGGGCGTGGCCGCTTGGTCACGGACTGGATCGCCTTGATGGCTTCGAGGTAGGCGGCGTGCGCTTGCTCGGGTGGCAGCGCGTTGGCCTTGCCTTGGGCGATGTCGTGGTTGACGGCGCTGGTGTGGGCGCGGTCGGGCTCGTCGGTGAAGTGCTGGTCGGTGCTGATGGGGGTGCCGTCGATGCGGTACAGGCGTAGGCCGGCGCCGAGCATGAGGCGGGCGACGTGGTCGAGGTATGCCTCCGGGAACTGCCAGCCGATGTCGCGGACGAGGTTGGCCCAGGGCTTGGTCTTGAGGACGGCGACGACGTCGCCGCGCAGGGTGGGGACGGTGACGACGCCGTTGGCGGTGACGGTGCAGCCGATGAGTGGTGGGTGTTCGTCGGCGTGGTCCGCGGTAGCGGGGTCGTGGACTGGTTCTTCGTCGGGCACGGCTGGCCTTCCTGGTGGTCGTGTCGCCCTCGCGCGCGCGTTACGGAGCTGCCAATTCAGTTCATTTCGTAAGGAGGTATTGACTACGTAGCGCAGTGCGGTGGAGCGAGCGTCAGCGAGCGAACACAAGCGAAGCGAAGTGGTCACCAGGACGTCGGCCCTACAGGGCCGACCAAGAGCCAGGTGGCGATGCCGGCGAAAGGTCGATAACTGTCGTCGGGGCATGCGACACTTGACCCCGGTCGTTCTACTCACGTAGATCCGCCGTGGTGGGGGTCGGGCCTCTTTCGCGAATGAGGGCTCGACCCCACACCCTTTCTGGGTGTGATCGCAAATAGCCCTGTGCACAAAGGTGTGGACGGTCTGTGCACGACGCGCCGGCTGTTACTCACCGTTCGGGTCGGTGGCGAGGTAGGCGAGCACGCGCAGCACCATCGGGGTCAGCGCGACGGGGAACTCGATCTCGACGCCGGCTGATTCGTCGACGATGACGATCAGCT